TCGATCGCTGGCCAAGGATCGATGGGAGACGATGCTCGAGCAGACGCCGGAGCTCGGAGATCACATCGACCCGCGCGCCGAGCGTAATTCCTCGATTGAGAAGTGGATCAACGGGGTGCGGGTCGGATTCGGCTGGCCGGCGCCGTCGCAGCTGCGCGGGCACCCGGCCGCGCTGGTGCTGGCCGACGAGGTCGATGATCCGAATTGGACCCCGGCGCCGGGCCACGGCGATCCGATCTCCAAGCTCGAGGGGCGCACCAGCAACTACAACGGGCTGGTCGTGCTCACTAGCACCCCGGGCGAGGAGGGGCGCTCGCGGATCTGGCGCTGGCTACTGCGCGGCACCCTCGAGCGCTGGGCGCTGGAATGCCGCGACTGCCGCGCCTGGTGGGCGCCGATGCTCGATCACCTGACCTGGGCGAAGGACGCCGTCGGCGATGCCCTGCGCCGGAGCGCGCGCCTCACCTGCCCTGGCTGCGGCGCGTCCTACACCGATCGCCAGCGCCGCGAGCTCGCCGGCCGGTACATCCCGCACCGCTACGACAAACGCGAGTTCGTCGCCCTGGATGCGGTCCCCGAGCTCACCATCCGCTCGTTTTGGGTCTCCGGGCTGGTGTCTCCCTTCCGCACCCTCGGCGAGGCTGCCGATCAGGTCGCGACGGCGTTCCGCAGCGGGGATTCGGATGAGGTCCAGACCGTTACGACGGAGGTCGGCGGCGAAGCCTACCGGGTCCAGGGCGATGCCCCGGCGCTCGCCGCGGTGCGCACCAAATGCCAGTCCTACACCTGGCCGGAGCAAGTCCAGCGCGTGGTTATGGCCTGCGATGTGCAGGAACGCTCGATCTACCACGTCGCCCGCGGCTTCGGCTGGATGGCCGAGTCCTGGCTGTTGCGCTGGGGCCAGCTGCACGGCGACACCGATTACGACGATGTCTGGCTGGCGATCGAGCAGATCGCCAAGCAATGCGGCCCGTTTCGCGTCGATCTGCTCCTGATCGATGCCGGCTACCGCCCCGATCGCGTGTTCTCGTTCCTGCGCCGTACCGGGCTCGGCGACGCGACGCGCGGCGGGCCGCCGACGCAGAAACGTCCCGTGTTCGACACGCTCATCAACGAGCACGAGTCGGGCCAGACCGACCGCGGCGGGGTGCGCCAGTGGACCTGGAACACCGACTATTACAAGCGCCAGCACTACGCGCGCATCCGCCACCCGGCCGATCAACCCGGGGACTGGCACGTCCCAACCGGGGTCGAGGATGAGTACTGCGAGCAGATCACCAACGAGCGGCGCTCGCTGTATCGCGGCCGGGTCGAGTGGGTGACCACCGGAAACCGGCGTAACCACTTGCTCGACTGTGAAGCGCAATGCTGGGTCGGCGCCGAGATCCTCAACGTCGGGGCGCTGCCGAGCCCGCAAGCGCTGGCAGCCGCCCGCGAGCGCGCCGCGCACGAGCAGGCGCGCCCCTCGCGCACCTCGCGCCCGCGGCAGGGCCTTTAGCGCCACGAAACCGACGCGCCGCTGTCGGTTCCCCGCCTGACCGCCACTAATCCGTCATAGCTTCCGCGCACGCCGGGGCGTACCGTCCCGGCCATGACCGAAACCGTCACCATCGCCTACGCTCGCGAACAGCTGGATCTGTGGCTCGAGGCGCTGCAATCGTGCTCCGCCGGGCAGTCCTACAGCATCGGCGGGCGCACCCTGACGCGCCAGGACACCGCCACCATCCGCGATGAGATCAGCCGCTGGAGCGAGACGATCCTCGATCTCGAAGCCCGCGCTGACGGCCGCGTGCGCTCGCTGGGCGCCAAGGGCGCACACCCGACGCCAGGATCGGGCCAGGGCCCGGCGAACCTCTATCCCGACTCCATCTGGCGGGATTGGCGCACGTGACGATCGCCACCTACCGCCCGATCGGACGCGCTTACGAAGGGGCGATGAGCACCCCGGAGCGGCGCCGGGTCGTTAACGCCAACAACAGTCAGGACGCCGCCGCCGAGCGCGCCTACCCGGCGCTGCGCGAGTGGGGCCGCTATCTCGACGAAAATCACCCGACCGCGGTCGGCTTGCTGCACGAGTGGGTCAAGGGCACGGTCGGTTCCGGGATTACCACCATCCCGCAGCCCGTGCTGCCGAGCGGCGAGATAGACGAAGCGCTGGGCGTCCAGCTGATGGATCGATTCGCCAAGTGGGGCGAGCGCTGCGACGTCACCGGCGAGCTCTCCTGGGGCCGCGCCCAGCGCCTGATTTGCCGCGCCTGGCCACGCGATGGCGAACACTTCATTCAGCACGTCATGGGCCGGCGCTACCCGGTCCCGGTCGGCGACACCCCGTACAAGCTCGAGCTGCTCGAGTCCGACATGTGCCCGGCTGACTTCCACGACGCCGATCGCGGGATCCGCTACGGGATCCAGATGTCGGAGTGGCGCCGCCCGCAGCGCTACTATTTCTACCTGCATCACCCCGGCGACATCGGCGCCGCCCAGGCTCCGATGGCGCAGGCCTGGGAAACCAAGCCGGTGGACGCCGGCATCATCACCCACCTAAAGCACACGCTGCGCTGGCCGGCCACACGTGGCGTCTCGCTGCTCGCGCCCCTGATCTCGACCCTCTACGACATCAAGGATCTCGAGGAATCCGAGAGGATGAAGAATCGGGCTCTCGCCTCATGGACGGCGGCGATCGAGCGCGATATCTCCACCCCGGGACACGCCGATCCGATCGATGAGACCGGCCGGCGCTACATCGGTCTCGAGGGCGGGACCATCATCGACACCCTGCGCCGCGGAGAGAAGATCGTCGGCGTCGGTCCCGAGTACCCCGTGTCTGGCATGGAGGAATACATCGCCGATCAGCATCGGCGCGTCGCCTCGGGCGGCACCGTGCGCTACTCCGCTCTGACCAAGCGCTACGACGGCAGCTATAGCTCTATGCGCCAGGAGCTGGTCGACGGCGAGGGTTACCAGCGCATTCGCGAAGACGACTTCGTCTGCGACGTGGCGCGCCCGGTCTATCGCCGGTTCGTAACCGCCGACGTGCTCGCCGGGCATACCCGGCTGCGCCCCGGACAGTCGCTCGAGATGGCCTGGCAGGCGGAGTACCGCGGAGTGGTTACGCCGTGGGTGCAGCCGCTGCAGGAAGTGCAGGCCGATATCGCCGCGATCGAGGGCGGCCTGATGTCACTGGAGCAGGCGCAGATAAAGCGCGGTGCCTCACCGCAGCTGATGCGCGAGACCAAGGCCCGAGAGGCCGCCGCGGGCGGCCCGGCGCAGCTGCGGCTGATCGAAGATGAGGAGAATAATTCGGCATGAACCTACCGCCCGTGTTGACCCGCGCTGCCAAGATCGTATCCATCGGCGCCACCAGTGACACCAGCCCGCTGCGCGCCGCGCTGTCCAGCGACAACGAGACCCCGGGATGGTTCGGGCCCGAGGTCCTGGTGCACAGCGCCGACGCCATCGATCTGTCGCACCTGGACGACGCCGGCCTGCCGCTGACCCGCAATCACCGCGAAATGGGCGAGCGCGGGCTACCCCTGGGGCGGATTCTCGGCCTGTCGATCGACGCAGACGGCGTGACCCGCGGCGATATGCACTTCGACATGGACGATCCGGAGGCGGTCGCGGTGCGCGGTAAGGTCGTGCGCGGAGTCGCGCCGCACGTCTCGATCACCTATCAGCCGCTCGAGCACGAGGAGCGCGACGGAACAACGTACATCACCCGCTGGCGCCCGCTGGCGGCCTCGATCGTCACCATCCCGCAGGATCCAAGCGTCGGCGTCGGCCGATCCCTGCCCACCCAGGAGCCCGCCGCCATGGCAGCCACCCCCACCGCACCGACCGTCGCCCCCGGCGCCGTCGTCCAGGCCGGCGAGCGTCAGATCGCCAATTCCATTCACACCCGCGCCCGCGAGCTCGCCGCGGTGCAGCCCGACTTCGCCGCTCAGGTGCTCGACCTGGCCGCAGTGGTCGCCAACGAGCCCGGATCCACGCTCGACACCTTCGGCGCCCGGGCGCTCGACATCATCTCGGCCGGCGCCGCGCCGGCCGCGGGCGAGCCGGCGCCGGCCGGGCAGCATCTGCCGCTGCGTCCCGGCGAGCGCCAGCCGCTCATGGTCCCGGGCACGGATCATCTCGAGAAGCAGGGGCGCGCGATGTCGCTCGCGATGCTGCGGATGGCCCGCCCGCAGGCCCTGACCGAGACCGATCGCGCCGAGGTCGAGGCCGGAAACCCGTTCGTCGGCTATCGCATGATCGATCTCGCCGAGCACTCGCTTCGCCTGGCGGGCGTCGATCCGCGTGGGCTGCGGGCGGAGGATATCGCCAAGCGCGCGATCTCGATGGCGCGCCCAGGCGGCCCGCGCACCCGTGCGATCTCGCCCGGCACTGCCCAGTACGTGACGTCGGACTTTCCATCGATGACCGAAAACATCGGTTTCAAGGTGATGTTCGACGGGTTCTCGATGGCGCCGCGCAC